TTTCGTCTCTGGTTTGGTCTCAATGCCATCAAGGTAAAAGACCTGAAAGGCAGGATTAACGGGCGGGTCAGGCCTCACCATACCCGGCGGGATAAATCCACCGGGCGGTATATAAGGGCGCGGCGCCAGGCAGAAAACGCCGGATTCACCCCAAAGGGCAGCCTGCTATCCCCGCGCACATTTGAAAACGGGGAAGTGGCGCGCTCCCGCCGTGAAAACCGCCGGACGGTGGTTATTCGCGATCCGGATACCCGCCGTACCCGCGAAGCGGAAGTCGATATTTATGAGCCGATGCTGAACTACATCGAAGATAACGCCTTTGCGGAGGCGATGGAGATTTTTATGCATCACTTTGAAACCGATCTGCGCGGGCGTGTGAAAGCCCGTATTTCTGTCTGAGGTGGACTATGGCTGAGCCATTACTGCTGGGGCAGTATCACGATGCTGTCACCGGCGCGCTGAAAAAAATTGCGTGGGTGCGTGACGCCGATGCCTACCCGGAAAAAAACGTGCCCCGCTTTACCGGACTGGCCACCCCGGCGGTCTATTTCTCCATTAACGGCTGGGAGCAGGGCGGCGGCAACGAGGGACAGCTTAATGTGAATCTGTCCTGCGATTTGTTCGTTGTGGTGGACGCGGCAGGCGCTGGCGTCAGCCGACCCGAAATTTTCCTGCGCACGGCGGCGGCGGATATCACTCAGTGGATTGACGGCCAGCAGTTCGGCCTGACCATTCTTGAGCCAGCCGTCTTTATCGATGCGTCACGCGATGAGTTTGATCCGCGCATGGATGATTACCTGGTCTGGCGGATCTCCTTCACACAATCAGCAGCCTTTGGTGCGGATCCGTTTGCGCAGATTAATTCTCCGCTGAACGGCGTCTGGCTTGGTAAGGCTCCGGATATCGGGCGCGCGCATGTGGACGATTATCAGCTGATTTACGAGGCGAAACCCGATGAGTGATATCGAGGGCGATTTACAGCGTCGCCTGGCGAATATTGTGCGGCGCGGGGTTATTCATTCCGTTAAGCATGACGGTATACCGAAGTGCCGGGTGGATCTGGGCGACATCACCACTACCTGGCTGCCGCTTTGCCAGGGCTTTTCCGGGGCAAACCGGGCTGACTCCAATCCGTATGCGGTCGGGGATGCGGTCACTGTGCTGTCGGAGGCGGGTGAGCTGAATAATGGCCGGGTGTTTCCCGGCTGGAATACCGGCGGTCTGCCAGTACCGGAGGGCAGCGACAGCGAACATATCACCCGCTACGGTGACGGTACCGAGATCCGGTATGACCGCGCCGCGCATGCCCTGACCATCACGCTGGCGGAGGGCGGGACCTACAAAATTATCGGAAAGGGAACGCTCGATGGTCCGGTGGAAATCACCGACACCCTCACAGTTCAGGGCGTTACGCAAATCAATTCCGACACGAATGTGAAGGGAAACATCGGTGCAACACAGGAAATTTCGGACGGTACCGGGAAAATGAGCGGGATCCGCGAAACCTACAACGGCCATAACCATAAAGAAAATGGTGATGGCGGTGGAACCACGAATCCCCCCAATCAAAAAATGTGACCTGCCGCGGCAGGTTTTTTTATGCCTGGAGAAAATAAATGGCGAATTTACATGGTGTGGAAACGATCGAACTGACATCCGGTACGGTCGCGGTCACGACGATCCAGACGGCCATTATCGGCCTGGTGGGTACTGCGCCTGATGCCTCTGCCGGAACGCCGGCCAGTGCCAGCACAGGAACCCCGATTCTGGATAACGTTGTGGATTTTGCCGCGACAGTTGCTGGCAGGGCAGGAAACGTGGTGGTGGTTGAGGCAGTAGCCGGCATCCCGAATGAAGAAAATCCCGCAGCGATTGAGACCTCTGCTGCCTGGAATGCGGAGGCATTAACGCTGACTATCACGCTTGGCTGCGATGAAACGGGCAAGCTGACGGCAACCCCTTCAGCAGTGGCCGCTGCCGTGGGCGCGGTGGATGATGTGGAAGTCACCGCAACGGGAAGCGGGAATGGCGTGGTCACACCGTTCCGGTTGCAGCTGGCAGGCGGCGAAGATGAACCTTTCCCGCTGAATACCCCTGTGGCGATTGTCGGTACCTCGATGCTTTCCCGGCTCGGTGAAAAAGGCACGCTGAAGCAGGCCCTGATGGAAATCAACGATCAGCGAAATGCCCTGACGGTGGTGGTACGCGTGGCCGAAGTTAACGATACAGCGAAACAGCGTGCGGGGGTGCTGACCGGGATCGGCGCGCTGTCATCTGCTCGCTCCGTGACAACGTACCAGCCCCGTATCGTTATCGCGCCGGGCTTCAGTGAGGATGATGCCGTGGGTAAGGCTCTGGAAACCGTTGCCGGCAAGCTGCGGGCGGTGGCGTATGTTGACTGCGAATCCGGTGCGACACTACAGGAAGTGGTCCAGCGCAGACAGTCCTATGGTACCCGCACCGAACTGCTGCGCCCGCGCGTACAGGTCAGCAATGCCGACGGCCAGCTGATCTATCGTCCTTACTCTGCGTTTGCGGCGGGGTTGCGTGCCCGAATCGACTTTGAAAAGGGCTGGTGGTGGAGTAAATCCAACCAGGACATCAATAACATCCTCGGGGTGGAACAGATCGACGAGTTCATTCTCGGCGATGAAAACTGCGATGCAAACCTGCTCAACATGCAGAACGTCTCTACCATCATCCGCCGGGCAGGGTTTAAGCACTGGGGCAACCGTCTGTGCGGTACCGATCCACAGTGGCGCTTCGAATCGGTTCGCCGAACCGCAGACGTCATCGAGGACAGTATTCAGGAAACGATGCTGGAATATGTTGACCGTCCGCTGGACCGGGAGAATGCCGACGACATTATCGGCACCATCAACGCCTATATGCGCCAGCTGGTCGGCCTCGGAGCCATTTTCGGTGGTCGCGCCTGGCTGGATGAAGAACTTAACACCGCTGAGAGCATGGCGGCGGGCGTGCTGTACATCAACTATGACTTTGGTCCGAAATCGCCGACTGAGCTTATCAGCCTGCGCGTCCGGGTGAATAACAACTATGCGCTTGAGGAGATGCTGGCAGCATGAGCGAAAAAAACACATTACGCGTCTGGACCTTCTTCCGGCAGGGGATCCGCATACAGGGGGCGCATGAATTTACTCCACCTGCATTGTCCATTGTCAAAACGGATTTGCGTACCGGCGCACAGGATGCGCCGTCCCCCGTTGATGACGGCATGGAAGCACTCACCTGTCAGCTGAAGTTTTACGGTGTGGACGTGGATATGCTGACCGCTTTCGGTTTTGTCAGCGGCAGCCGTCCGCGCTTTACGGCCTATCAGGGCTATCTGGCTAACGGTACCGCGCTGGGTACGATCGAGGAGATCGAAGGCTTTGTGCAGACCGTCACTCCCGACGCGCGAGGCAAGGACAGCCTGTCCGAAAATGCCGTCACGGTTGAAATTGCCGTGAGCTATTACCGACAGACTAAGGACGGTCGCGAGCTCTTTGAGATTGATACTGAGCGCTTCTCGCGCCGGGTGAATGGCGTGGATGTTTTGTCCGGTCTGGCGGCAAAAGTAAGGCTTTAACCTCAAACAATCTTACAACGGCCTGCGGGCCGTTTTTTTATGGAGATCAACATGTCTTTTCCTGGTGAAACACGCGTTATCAAACTGTATTCCCCTGTTTCCGTTGAGAACAGTGGCCTGCTCGAACAGGTGACGCTGCGCGAGCCGCTGGTCCGTGACCGGATTGCCTTTTCCAAAGACCGCGGCAGTGAAGAAGAAAAAGAGGCGCGCATGATTGCGCTGCTGTGCAACCTCAGCGAACAGGATATCTGGCAACTGACTGCGGCAGATTATGCCCAGCTTCTGGACGCGTTTAATGTTTTTATGCTCCCGCCCGAGAAGCGACCGAAAGAGGGCTGATGCGGGCGATACGTTTTCTGGGACGGCGCCTGCATTTTCCCATGACGGAATATCTGGATATGCCGTTCAGTGTGTTTTCTGATTTTCTCACCGACGAAGTGGAGGCGGTAAATCGTGGCCGGATTAAGCCAGAACCTTAAGGCCGTCATTACCTTTGGCGGCAGTATCGACAGCTCCTGGAGCCGTTCAGCGAACAGCCTGCAAAAAAGCCTGAAGGACGTCGGAAAGCAGTCAGAAAAACTGACGAAAGACCAGGCCAGGCTGGCGGCTGAGATTAAGCGCGCGAAGCTGGCCGGGCAAAGTCTTGGCGATCTTAAACGGCGTTACAGCGACGTCTCCCGTGAAATCCGCAAGACGGAGGCCGAACAGCAGAAGCTCAATCAGCAGATGCAGAAGACGCAACGGCTGGCCGCCTTCAAGGGGGCAGGGAAAGGGCTGTTTCGCCGTGGTCTTGGTATGGCCGGACAGCTGGGCGGGATGGTGGCTCCTGGGCTGGCGATTGGCGGCGGTGGCGTGGTGGCTTCCGCCCTGGGCACCCTGATTGCACCTGCGGCCACCAATGCAGAAACGGCCCGACGGGCCGGCGTGGCGAAAAGTTATGGCGTCGATATCCCGACGTTTGATGCCTGGGACACGCTCGCGAAGCAGTACGACATGAACGGGGAGAACATCGGCGACCTGTTCGAGGAGTATCTTCACAAGGCAGGAGAGTACAAGCAGAACGGCAAGCAGGGTTCCCTTCAGGATGCGTTTGAAACGCTGGGATTTAAGGCGGGGGATTTTGCCGGCCTCAGCGATATGGCGCAGTTCGAAAAAATCGTCGAGCGTGCGCTCAGCATGCAGGACGAGTCGAAAGCGTCGTTTGCACTGGATTCGCTGTTTGGCGGCGAGGCCAGCAAACTGCTGATGCTGCTGAAGCAGTCCGGCAAAAGCTACCGTGATCTGATGGACGAGCAGCGGCGATATAACCTCGTCACGAAAGAGGGGGCTGAAGGGGCGATGGAGGGCAACCGCGCCATTACCAGCCTGCGCACGGTCTTCTCCTCCGCTGTAGCGGAAATCTCAGGGCAGCTGGGAAACGAGCTGGCGCCGGATATCCGCCAGCTGACGGATGATATGGCGGAGTGGTTTAAGGGGGGCGGGATCAAACGCATTGTCAGTTTCCTGCGTAATGATCTTTACCCCGGTGTACTGACGTTCGGCCAGGGCATTGTGTTCGTCGGGAAAGTGGCCTACGCGCTGGCGAAAAAACTGTCCTGGCTTTTACCGGATGAGAGAAGCGATCAGCGGGACGTGCTCAAATCGCTGGCCATGACCGGCTCGGTTGATATTGCACGCATGACGGCGCAACGCAATGGTCAGGGCGAATGGTTTGAGCAGCAACTCAAGGAAAAGCCGGACCTGCCTGATGATGTGAAAAAATCGTACCGGGACACCCGGGGATTTTTCCGCGACGACGATGACACCTTCAACAATACGCTCGATAAATACGTGACGCCGGAAAGCAACGGCGCGCCGTTCTCCTGGGATTCAGCACTCAACCAGAACCAGGAGGCGTCTGTGCAACCGGGACATGAAACATCCGACAGGACTGCCGGCGCCTGGAATAATTACAGACTTCCTTCCTTTCCCTCCCTTGAAAAAAGTAGCGTCTGGCCCGCAGCGGAAAAACCGAAGGGATCCGCAGACAACATCTCACCGGATAAGCCGGTGGTCAATGTCGATGTTTATCCTTCCCTTAACTGGACAGCAGCAGAGGGAAGATCTGAGGAGAGATCGGAATACCCTTCACAGCGTATCCCTGATGTAAAGGGGAATTCAAAATACCCGACACAGCGTATACCTGATGTGAATGTTGATGTCGATTCGTTACCGGGTACTGACAAAGCGCAGGGATCATTCACGGATAACGAACGTTACAGGGATAAAAGCGCAGACGTATTGCTCTTAACTCCTGAGATTAACTCCCGACAGTCTCCTGAACCTGTTTCAGGCAGACCAGCAGAACTGTCAGGTGAAGGGGAAAGCAGTTACTGGGAAACATTACTTCAGAAGCTGGATTTTGCGGACAAAGCGCCACCTCCCCGACAACTGACCGACAACCGTCGTTTCGAATTTCATTATGAGATACATGGCGCACCTGGTCAGGACGAAAGGGCGATCGGGGATGAAGTTGTCGCGGTGACTAAAACCAGTCCGGTATTTAACGGTGACAGCAGCATGCTGGACGGAGGACAAATCTGGTGAGTGAAATCATTCCTGTCTTTGAAGACTTCGGGCAGTTTCAGTCCAGCACTGTTCGGGGGGCTCAGGCCGCCCGGGTGATGATGATGCTGGGCGATTTTGCCTTTTCGATCGACACCACGGCATACAACCAGCTGACCCGCGAGGCCAGCTGGCGATGGAGCGAACAGGAGCGGATCGGGAAGCAGGATTTATTGCAGTATACCGGCAAGCCCGGGCGAACCGTCCGGCTTGAAGGGGAATCGCATGCTTTCTTTCGCAATGGGGTGGATGCTGTTAACGATCTCTTCGATCTGGCAGACCAGAATCAGCCTCAGCAGCTGGTCAGCGGTGAAGGAGATGTCCTGGGCTGGTGGGTGGTGATCGACTTCTCAGATACGACCAGCAGATTCCTGCCTGGCGGCGGCCACCGAAACAAAAACTGGACGATGACGCTGAAACATTATGCCGATGACATATCAAACCCGTGACGGTGATGTGCTGGATGCGATCTGCGCGACTCATTACGGCACGGAGAACCTCTCTTATATTGTGACGCAGGTTCTTGAAGCGAATCCTGGACTGGCTGACCGTGGGGCCGTTTATCCGTCAGGTCTGTATATCACTTTACCGGATCTGGCTCCGCCGGTTCAGGCTTCCGATTACAGCCTGTGGGATTAAAAATGGCAGATCAGATTGTTAAACCGGAATATGCTCCCGCTTTCAGCGTCAGCGCTGAAGGAAAAGATATTACCCGTGCGCTGCAACAATGCCTGGCAGAGCTGACGCTGACTGATTACGGTGGCGCTACGGCAAAAGCAGATGAGCTGAAAATCACCCTGTTCTCGGAAACGCTCCCCCTTCCGCCAAAAGGCGCTCGTCTTCGCGTGGCGCTGGGTTTTAATGATCAACTGGTGGATAAGGGCTGGTTCGTGGTTTCCGGCGTGGCCAGCAGCGGCCCGCCACGTCGTATCGAAATTTATGCCACCGCTGCGCCAATGAACGCGCAAAAACAACCGGGTGATGTGATCAGCCAGAAAACACGCAGCTGGGATAACCTGCGACTGGCGGATTTGGTTAAAACGGTAGCGAAAGAAAACGGACTGGTACCAAAAGTGGCCGCAGAGCTGGCCGACATTCATATCGACCACGTTGACCAGGTGGCAGAATCGGACGCCAATCTGCTGACGCGCCTGGCCCGAACATGGAATGCTGTCAGTAAACCGTCGGGCGGATATTGGCTCTTTCTGCGTCAGGGAGCCACTTCAAATGTTTCCGGCGAACAGACCGCAGCTCTGATTATTACACCAGAAGAGGTGTCAAACTGGTCTTACAGCGAAGGAGAGCGGGGCAGTTCGACAGGGAAGGCCACCGCCAGCAGTGGTAAGTCTTCAGGCAAAATCGGCGTACGTTATTACGATGAGGCTGACGGGAAGACCAAAACCACCACGGTTGATCATGATGGCCCCTCAATGGCTAACCCGTATACCCAGCCTGTAAAAGCTACTGCCGATCAGCAGGCCAAAGCGAAAAAAACGCAGGCCCGCCGCAATGAACAAAAAATGACAGTAACGGGGCCCTGCCGACCCAGGCACGTTCCTCTCACGGCAGAGTCTGGCGTATCCACGTCCGGCTTTGGCGATCGGGAAGATCGCGCCTGGGTGGTTGAGTCGCTGGTGTTTTCCCTGACACCTGCGGGTTTCAGTTTCACATACAACCTGGTGGTTGATATTCGCAAGCCTGCGAAATCCTCAAAAAATTCCGGCAGCAAGGATAAGACCGGGCCGGATTACTTCGGATAACTCTCAGCCATCCGACAAACAGATACGGAAAATACTATGAACGGTGTAAACAGCCGGACCGGGAAACGCCTGTCCGGTAGCGATCATCTGCGCCAGTCCGTCAGCGATATTCTCTCCACGCCCGTCGGCAGCCGTGTACTGATCCGTGATTATGGCAGTGACCTGTTTTCGCTGGTTGATAACCCTCGTGATGACCTGACCAGGCTTCGCATTATCGCCGCGACCGCCTCGGCGCTGGCACGCTGGGAACCCCGGCTTAAGGTCACGCGCGTTGTCGTTTCTTTCCCAGCTGACGGAACGGGGTGTGTGGTGGATATCGAAGGGATTAACAAAGAGAACAATCTTCCTGTCAGCACCGGAGGCATACCGATTTATGGCAAGCAGCTATGACGTAATTAACCTGTCCGCCCTGGCGGTGCCGGATGCCATCGTGGTACCGGATGCCGCTGACATTTTTACCCGCTGGCTGGCGCGCCTGCGCGAACTGGATCCGGAATTTGATGCGTTGGTGGAATCTGACCCGGCGTATAAACAGGGTGAAATCAATGCCTACCAGCTCACCCTGGCGTTCCAGCGGGTTAACGACGCAGTACGCGCAGTTTTCCTTGCCAGTGCCAGAGGGGCCGATCTCGACCAGCTGGGAGCGGCCTTTAACGTTTCCCGTCTGGTGATTAATCCTGGCGATCCGGATGCGGTTCCCCCTGTCGATCCTGTTTATGAAGACGACGACGCTTTCCGGGAACGTATACAACTTTCGTGGGCGCAGCTGAATACGGCCGGCGCGCGTAACGCTTATCGCTTTCATGCCAAATCTGCGGATAACGATGTGCTGGATGCGGACGCCTACGGGCCTGAAACCCATAACCGGCCCGGCGAGGTGGATGTGTACGTGCTCTCGCGCACAGGGAACGGTCAGGCAGGGCTCATTCTTATTGAAACCGTCATGAACACACTGAGCGCGGATGAAGTCAGGCCGCTCACCGATTTTGTCAGTGTGAAGAGTGCCAGTATCGCCAGCTATACCGTTAAGGCTGAACTTGAAATACCAGACGGTCCGGATGCACAGACGGTGCTGGAAAACGCGATGAGTACGCTGACGAGCTACACACAGCTTTCCCATCGTATTAATGCCATCGTACCGCTTTCCGCGATTTACTCGGCGCTTCAGCAGCCCGGTGTGGCCCGGGTCAGGTTGATCAGCCCGACGGCAGATCTGGAAGCGGCCGCAGGACAGGCTCCATGGTGCAGCGCGATAAACGTCACCCGTAAAGGAGGTGTGAGTGGATAAATTTCGTTCTCTGCTACCACCTTCAGCCATTCACCCGGAGCGGGCACAGGAGCAGGCCAGTTCTGAGCAGATTACTGATCTGGATACTGACATGGTGCGTAAGGTGAAAAATCCTGATACCTGTCCTGCACATTTGCTGCCCTGGCTGGCCTGGGAATTTGCGGTGGATTCATGGGAAGAGGCCTGGACCGAGGAAGAAAAAAGGCAGGTGATCCGGGATGCCGCATATGTCCATCAGCACCGGGGCACCGCTGGTGCGGTCAGACGATCGCTGAGTGCAGTTAGCCTGCCTACCACGGTGGTGGAGTGGTGGGAGGACACACCGCGTAAGGATCCTTATACCTTCCGGGTGGAAGTTTACAGCATTCAGGCCATCGACGAAGCGCTTTACCAGCGTATCCGGCGCCAGGTTGATAAAGCCAAAAACCTTCGCAGCCTGCTGACAACCATCGATGTGATCGCCGATCTGGGTGCGAAGGGAACTTATTATGCCGGCGGTGCTGTTACCGCCTGGATTGACGTTGTTATTGAGGCCGGAGAATAACCATGGCTGAGAAGTATTACAGCATTCTGACAAACCGGGGCAAGGAGCTGGAAGCTCAATCTTCCGCAACCGGGAAGCCCGTCATCATTAAAGATTTTGTTGTTGGGGACGGGAACGGGCAGGCCGTTAGACCGGATCCGGCGCAGACGAAGCTGGTGCGTGAGGTATATCGAAGCGCAATTTCTGCATTACAGGTATCTCCGGATCAGGCAAACCAGTTTTTTGCTCAGCTGGTCCTCCCGGTTGCCGTTGGCGGATTTGTAGTCAGGGAAGTAGGCCTGCTGACAGATGCCGGCGAACTATATTCTGTTGCGAACTGTGCTGCCATTGAAAAGCCTGAAAACGGTGTCAGCGTTAATCTACAATTCCGTCTTGCAGTATCAGAGACGGCGGCAGTTGAATTAAAAGTGGCTACTGGCGATGGTCTTTTCCTGCGGATCGATCGAAATCTTGGGGAGATTGCTGAGAATGGTCCAGGGGCACAAAAAAGCGCGCGAGAGGCGATAGACGTCGTTGATGCAACCATATCCCGTAAGGGGCTGGTGCAGCTCAGTAATGCTACCGACAGTACGTCGGAGGAGATGGCGGCCACATCAAAGGCAGTTAAGGCAGCATACGATCTTGCAGACGGTAAATACACGGCACAGGACGCCACCACAGCAAGAAAAGGTATCGTCCAGCTCAGTAGTGCAACCGACAGTACTTCGGAGGTGATGGCGGCCACGCCAAAAGCTGTTAAGGCAGTAAATGATGAACTGGCGAAAGTCAAAAACAGTCTTGGGACAGCGTCCGGGAAGGATGTTGTTACCTCTCAGACCGATACTACGGCGGGCAGAGTGTTGACTGTTGGATATGCGGGGGTAGGTGGTACAGCTCCACGGACAGCCGTAGCTGGGGCGAACAGTTATGACAATATTCCAGACGGGTTGCCGTCTGGCTTCTGGACGCATGCTGTTGATGGTGGTCCGTACGCTCACACAATTACACTGTTACAGGATGGAGGTGGAAACAGGGACGACAGACATCTGATTATACCGTCCAGTAACACAGGTAAAATTGCGATTCGCTGGGATGCCGGGCAAACAAAGAGTTACCAATATTTTTATACCGACAAAAATAAACCTACAGCCGCGGACGTGGGGGCGGTACCTAGCGGGCGCAAGGTCAATGGTCATGCGCTCAGTGCTGATATTAACGTAACCTCTCAGGATATTTTCAACGGTCAGGCGATCGGGCTTTCGACTGAGGATTTGGATACGCTCAAAACGCCGGGTATTTATTACCAGCCAGCGAACGCCAATACCTCAACCGCAAGGCACTACCCCGAAAATAACGCCGGAACGTTGATTGTTTATAAAAATGCTGGAGTAACGCAGGTTTACAGGGTTTATAACAGTTCCAGAAGTTATACCCGGAGCCAGTATTCAACAGGTGCCTGGACTGCTTGGACGCCTGTTGATGCGTTTCCTGTTGGTGCCCCTATTCCGTGGCCGTCCGATGTGGCACCGTTCGGTTATGCCATTATGGCGGGGCAAACCTTCGATAAGACGGCTTATCCACTTCTGGCAGCAGCATATCCATCAGGCGTAATCCCTGATATGCGCGGATGGACGATTAAAGGGAAGCCTGCAAGCGGTCGTGCAGTGCTGTCACAGGAACAGGACGGCATTAAATCGCATAACCACGGGGCATCAGCTTCCTCAACCGATCTCGGGACGAAAAATACCAGCGCATTCGATCACGGGACGAAAACAACCAGCTCCTTTGACTACGGGACTAAAACATCAAACAGCACCGGTGCACATACGCACAGCGTTTCCGGTACTGCTGCAAGTGCCGGTGACCACAGTCACGCCCAGAGAGCATGGCGTGATGGTGGGGGCGGTAATGGCGTTTACATTGACCGTAACGTCTTTAATAAAGCCGGCTTTGTTGATACGTCTTCTTTTACCGTTAATGCCGGGGCACACACACACAGCGTAACAGGCACGGCGGCTAGCGCTGGCGCGCATGCGCATACGGTAGCCGTAGGGGCTCATACGCATACGGTGGCCGTAGGTGCACACACTCACTCGGTTGTTATGGGGTCGCATACCCACACCATTACCGTTGCCGCTGCTGGTAACGCAGAGAACACCGTCAAAAACATCGCTTATAACTACATTGTGAGGCTTGCATAATGGCTTTTAAATTTTCAAGTAAGGACCGCACTATACGAATTTACAATCTCCGCGCAGATACCCGAGAGTTTATTGGGGCGGGGGATGCTTATATACCGGCTAATACTGGTCTCCCGGCAGACTGCACCAATATTGCACCGCCTGAAGTGCCAAATGGAAAGGTTGCAGTATTCAACGGAACAAAGTGGGAGCTGGTTGAGGACTATCGAAATCAAAAACTATACAGTAAAGAAACAGGTGAGCGGGTCTATATTAACGGGCTTGGCGCTTTGCCTCCTGACGTAACGACAATTGCTCCTGACGGAAACTACATGCGTTGGAATGGTGAGGGATGGGAGAAAGATACAGAAGCGGAGCGCGCAGCCGCAGTAGCTTTCGCCGAAAGTGAGAAGAAGCGGCTCACGCAAGAGGCTACGCTGATCATTGAAACGTTAAACGATGCAGTTGAGCTTTCTTTCGCGACTGAAGCAGAAGTTGACGATTTGATAGAATGGAAAAAGTATCGAGTGCTGTTAAACCGTGTTGATACCTCTGAAGCGCAAGATATTAAGTGGCCGTCCCCGCCAACTAGCAATTGATCCATGACGAGAGATTATTGGATTGAGATGAATGTTAGAGTAGAATCGTCTGTTACTAGCTTATAAGGGCGATTTTATGTCATTCAAGATTAAAATGAAGGCGCTGGAAGTGGTTGTTAACTTGTTTCGACAACGAGTTAGAGTCTCTCCAGATAAAATTAATTTTTCACAAGTTAAAACTGTCGTTGTTTTAAACAATAAAAGGCTTGGTGACTTTTTATTTTGCACTCCTGCAATTAAAGCACTTAAGGATGCAAATCCTCAGGTAAGGGTAATTGCTGTTACGAGTCATAGTAATAAAAATTTAATTATGGATTGCCCATATATCGATGAGGTTCGATATATGGGTGAAAGTATGAAGGAAGCAATTGAGATTGGTAAGGAGCTTCGAAAGGAAAAACCTGAATTAGGTATTATTTTCCATTCGAAATGCCCTTATGATATTGTAGCGATGACTTTATCAGGTGTCGCATGCCTCATGAAACATTACTTTGGGAATGAACGTAAGGTTCTAATTAAGACATGTGATGCGGCAGTTATGGGAGGGGTCTACCCACCAGTGCAAAATGATTTGTCCCTCGTGAAAATGCTAGGCATTAACACCGAGGGGAAGAAAATGTTCTATCCTTCGGATGTGGGAGATAAAACTAATACTAGTATGAGTGTTGGTATACAGCTTGGTGCATCTGCTTCTGACAGATATTTTCCTGCACACATTGCCGCACAGGTTGTAGAAGAGATATCAAATCATTATCCTCAATGTGTCTTTCATTTGATTGGTTCAGAAAATGAAACCGGATTGTCTAACGATTTTTACGACGTATTGAAGCCTGAGTTAGCTGGGAGGGTTGTTTGCCATATCGGCAAGACGACATTGCATGAATTGGCAATTTTGATTAATAATTTTACTGTTCTTATCACTCCAGATACTGGATGTTTGCATATTGCTACCGCTTTGCAAACAAAAACAGTCAGTCTCTTTACTGAGAAACAACAAAAAGCCAGCATACCTCAACAGGATACAGAATTGCATCAGGTGCTCTACGCCTCTGATTTTGTTCTTGAAAGGAATGCCAATAATATAAGCAAACTTACACCTATACCTACAAGTGAAATAGTTGCTGCGACTATTAGAGCCTTGAATTAATAAAAAAGGCTGGTTCATTTACCAGCCTATTAAAAATAATCTATCGTTGATTAATAACCTTGTCAGCAGCGACGCGAGAAAGGAAGCCCGAACGGCTTCCATATTCAGGATGCGCGGCCACAAACTGATCAATACGTCGGATCAGTAATGAGGGTAGCGTCACATTGATTTTTTCCGCTTTTCCCATCAGGCGTGTTATATCCACGTCAACTAGGGCCCATACCGCACCGGCGTACTCCGGATCAGATAGCCAGTTTTCGACGGTCGTTGCTTCGGGAACGCTCTCGCCATCTTCAACCAGTAATTCGATGTGTGCCTCGATCGCTTCACGTACGCTTTCGATCGCGTCCTGATAATCTTCACCGCCAGAGAAGCAGCCAGGAATATCAGGTACGCGAACGCCGAAGGATGAATCGCCTTTATCAATAGCAACAGGGTACAACATGTAAACCTCCAGTAGGGGGGCTTAGAGCCCCGCCTGTTTTTTGATGCTTTTCAGTGTTGGTAACGGTATGTCTTTCTGTGGATGCTTTACCGTTACCAGCCCCTTTTTCGTTGGGTGTTTGAACTGGTGATGACTGCCTTTAACTCTCACCAGATACCACCCATCGGCTTCTATCATTGCTATTGCATTCCTGCTATCCATCCTCCGGCTCTCAGTGTTGTCTTGATGGGGTTATAATAACCCCTCGCTAATCGAGTGTCAATGATTTTGGGGTTATTGGGGTTATTAAATGCAAACGGCAGAAGAGAAGTGTAAGCAGCAATTGAGGATGAAGAGATTTTACTTAGATATGTGGTGCGTAGAATGCACTGGCGATCTTGCTGTCTGCATCCTTGATAAGAATTTCTCTGTCCTAAAAGACAGTTTTGATAGATAAAAAGATTAAAAGTTATCAGGATTATTCGATGTACTAATGCCGACTTTGATGAGACTCAATATCATCAACCCAAGAACTACTGCCACGGTAGAAGTGATTATGAATGCTGTCATGATGACCCTTTAATTGGTGAGCATGTTTATTAGACTCCGCGGATTCATAAACGTTCAGATTGCCCTGCAATATAGGTAGAGTTTTATCATGCGTCACTGAAGAATAACCAATCATAAGCGGCTGGTTTTTTTGTGTGGTTTTGGTCGGAACGAAAGAATTTTTAACCACCGCCTTCAACACTCCATTGTCGGTGAGCGGACCAAAAAAGTTTCGCCATTATGATTTTTTGTTACCCGTAAGCAGTTGATTCATTTGATCATAAAATTATGAATTAATGGTGAAAATTAAACGTATGTATCTGATTACTATAGATAACACGCGTGATTTAAAATCCCTCGGCGTTCGCGCTGTGTGGGTTCAAGTCCCACTCCGGCTACCATGGGAAAAAGCAGAATAATCAAAGCAATAAGCAGTGTCGTGAAACCACCGAAAGGTGGTTTTTTTGTGCCTGCAATCCCCCCTTCCTGACAACAAATCTTATTTTCCAGCCCGGCACAGGGACAACTTTAACATGGCTCTCCGGCGACAAGCTCTCAAACGTCCAGGATGTGAACTGGTTTTTAAGTGAAAAATAAGCGGAACGGTAGTGAACCGACCAGCGCATAAAAGCTTCTCAGAAAGCTGTGTAGGGAGGTACGCAGAGGGTATGAAAACGGGAATGCCTCGGGCAAAGCGAACGGAAACTGGTACAACAGGTGGACGAACTGAGGCAGTGCCGCCGTACAGCATTGTCACTTACTGCCCAATCATCTGACTGTAAGCGCCGGGTATAAAAGCATGTGGCGATAATGCACTATGTGGCCGTGTGCACTTTGTATAAGAAATTTCACCTCTTAGCTGCTGCAAACGCATATATGTAAACGACTATTGAATGTCGTCTAAACGCATGTAGTATTGATGATCATCATTTGTAACATGGAGGTGGAATGTATAATCATAATCGTGATAAAAGTCATTTTGAGCATAAAATCCGTGAAATTGAGCTGCTCACAGAGCAAATCGCCGCAAAGCATATACTTTATGGCACTTCAAATCTGTTTTTTGAAATCCAACAGCTTGTGGGGAATTTGAAAAGAGAGATTGAATCCCATTGTCTTACCTATTCTGGGGGGACACATATCCTTGATGAACAGATACGGCACCTCCATGAACAGGATGAGCTGCTTACTTTTAACCGAGCGAAGATATACATAGTTGTCGAAAAAAATCGGACGACAACGACAACCATCGCGCTCAAACAGATTGGCTTCGTCGCCGGTGGCGCATAAGTTTATGGGGGCGCTAGTTTATGTGTTGGTTCGCTGGGTCTGGCATGTGCTGCGTACGGCGCCCCTATGATCGCTCATGGTTTAAATAATATGTACGAAAATGGCTATTATCTCCTTTTCCGTGAAGAACAATCAGGAACCCTGAGAGATGCATATAGATTTGCTGCTACGAAGTTAGGTTATGGTAATAACCAGGCAGACTTAGTCTATGGCGTCGTTGATCTCTCTTTATCAGCATATGGTGCGGGCAGAAAAGTTTTGGGCCCCAGAGAAAAGTCCTGGAGTTTATTCCACAATATCCAATCCGATTATATCAGAGGTTGGCAAGAAGCGTCTAAAACCGCAATGGCGCTGGATTTGACCAGTGGAAGTATTACGGGTTGGCAGATGTACCAGATAGCTAAAGAGAATTGA